AGTGCGGTTTTGAAACCGGCCACACTCAACTGATTGAGTTCTGGCATATTCACCCATTCAGGCAGGGCTTGGGTCTCAGGTGTTGCACGTTGTCGGCCAGTGATTGATTCTGCAATGCTTTCCAAGAATCCCATCTTTGGCGGCTGTGCTGGTGGTTCAAGAGCTGCCGCACCACCGCCCGAACGAATTGCCGCGACCCGAGCTTTTAGATCGGGAGAATCTGGCAAAACATCATCTGGGATGTTGTTGATGGTAATGCCATCTTTAGTAGTGATGGAATAGGCCATGTCAGTAGTCCACCGTTACGGTGCGCTGTTCTGGATTGACTACCCCGCGGCCACCGCCTGCGACTGAAGATGGCTCTGGTCCAAAAACGTTTTCAGGATTGAGGCGGTAGTTCTTGACAACCACAGAAAGCTGCTTCTTTTCCTCGCCTGCTTTTTTCTGGGCTGATTCCAAATATTTCTGAGAGAGTGCAACGTATTCCTTGCGCTGTGCTGGGTTAAGAAGTTGTCCATCTTTGGCGTTTTGTAGCCTGTTTTCTAGCTGTGTAAATAGTCCAGCCGTGTCGCGTGCAGTAGCAAATTCTGTTTCTCGCACGACTGAGCCTGGATCAAGCATTTTCATAAAGCTAGTAATCAAGGCAATGTCGCCAGGGCCGTTACCTGTGTCTGCCGATGCTTTTATATTATTAAATGTGCCTCCGAGTTCGCTAAAAACCTTGCTTCTACTTTGCCATTCTTTTCGGATTTTTTCTTCCTGAGCAAATGTTTTCTCAGGATCAAATCCACCAGTGGCTTTAAGTGCCGCAAGTTCTAGTGTGGCCTTTTGTGTTTCTTTGCCAAGTTTTTTAGTCATGGCTATGGCTTGATTTGCCTGAGCTTTTGTCAAGCCAAGTTGTTCGCCCTTCTGTTGCACATCCAATACCTGATTGGCTCTAGCAAATTCAGCTTTGACTTTTGCTTCTTCTGCTTCTGCAACTAATAACTCTTGCTCTGCCGCCAATCTGGCGGGAGTACCTTTGGCTTCAGCCACTTTTATTTCCTTATCAGCAACAGCAGCTTCAGCATCTGCAACTTTTTTAGTCAATGCCGCTGGTGCCTCTGCTGCCGTTCTGCGCTCAGCCCTTACACTTGTAATGCCTTCATACCATTCTTTTCCAAAAGCCGCAGAACCAAGTAACTCAATTCGTTCAGCCACTTTAGCAGGGGAAACATCTATACCTTTTAAAATATCTTGGAATGCAAGTTTTTGATTTTTATCTGGTTCTGCTTCTATATAGTCTTGCAAAATTGTTTTTGCAGTCTCTGGATTTTGTTCCAAGGAAACAAGCAATTGACCATATAGACGCTTTGACGAATTCAGCTTTTCGTCACTCATGTTTTTTGCAACGGCTTGCAATGCGTCAAATTGCTGTTTGTTGGCTCCGACCAAAAGAGGCTCAATGTCGGAATAAGTACGCTGTGCTGCTGGTTTGCTAAAAAAATCATCAATTCCTGTTTGATAGGTCTTAGCTTTTTCTTGTGCTTGTCGTTGAGCCTGCGCCTCTGCACCGGCTGCGCCAATTTTGAAGCCGCCAAGTGCTGCCTCGAATGGGCTTTGCACATCAATTGAGTAGTTGATTGGGCCTTGGAATGGATTGATGGTTGCCATGTTTTATCCAAAAAGTGAACCAAATCCCATGCCACCTTTGCCGCCTGAGCCATATTGCATACCAAGGAATTGGGCTGGAAGATTAAGAAGCTGTCCATATGCCTTGGCCTCACCAAGCACCCCACCGGCTCGGGCTGCACCCTCCGATGCAAGCAGGTTAGAGATGTTGGTTCCTGTCTCCATGCCAGCGGCTCCGACACCGGCTGCAGAACTCTGGCCCAGTTTCGTCATGCCACCGAGACGACCATATTGCTCTTCAATGAGGTTGGATAAAAGCTGTGGACGGAACTGAGCCAGTGCGCCTTGGATGTTGCCACCACGCAGGCCACCAGTGGCCGATGCACGTTGGAGTAATGCTTCCTCGCCTTGTCCGGCAAGTGCTTGGAATGTTTCACCACCACGGATTCGCTCGATAGCCGCACGCTCTGCCTCTGGCCCTCGTAGGCCTAAGAATGCTTGCTGTGCTTCAAGTGCCGGAACACCGGCCTCCGTATAAGGCTTGAGTAGGGCTTGCAAGGCATCAAATTGCCGACGCTGTTCTGCAATGCCACTCTGGGCTGCGCCTGCTTGAATTTCAGCAGCATTGCCTGCTGCATCTGCTTGCATTGAGCTGCCTAAAATCTGGCTCCCAACTACAACTAGACCTGTGACTGGATCAGGCATTGCTGAACTCCTTCAAATAATCTTCAAATTTCTCGCCATATAACTCCATGACCAGATGCGCATTCTTTGTGGCAAATCCTGGCCCGTGCGTGATTGAGACGGCCATCAGGATTAGGTCGTAATAGCCTGCACGCCAGACAAACGATCTGGCATCGGCTTGCCCTGCACGCTCTGCCTGGTCCGAGGCTTGCCACTTCATGATTGCCGTTGCCAGCAATGGAACTAAATGATGGCTATTAGCAAGGAAAAAAGAATTCTGGTGCATACCCACCAGCGTGTTCCAGATGGTCGCATTCAGGTCTTTGCGCTCAACCATATCGCCATCGGCAATATCGTCAAACACCTGAATGGCATCGTAAACCATAGTCAGCCATTCCACGACTGGCGCAGGCAGCATAAAAACCCTTTGCAGGTTCTCTTTGAGCCAATCAGTCATGCACAACTCCTTGATGGGGGAGGCCGCTGGATGCCAAAACTCAGCGAATTGATTTTCGCACATTTTGGCATTTCGTCAATCCATCTCGGATTCGCGCTCTTCCCAGGCTTGACAGACGCGCATATCGTTACAGATGAAGTTCAGTTTTTCACAGTGCCCACGAAAGCCTGCGCCCTTGTCATAGGTTGCCAGTGGGATGCGCTCAATCCTGACTTGGGTCATGAAGCTGTTGTCGTAATACTCGCAGTTTGAGCAATGCTTGCGCCGTGCGTCTTTTTCATCGCACTGCATGGCCTCGGCCAGTCCCACATAGAACTCTTTATTTGCGCCTGGTTCGTTCGTTGGCACTTCAGGGCCGTAGTTCCAGTCCTGAACCGCAATGGCGTAGTTCTTCTTGTTCTCTGCAGTGGTGATAAATTCCTCTTCCATTGGAAGGCCTAAAAAGCCCTTGGGGATAACCATAAAATTTTTCATGCTGTGCTCCTTAAACAATGCTGGTAATAATTCCATCGACCACGGTGACGGTCTTAAAATCGGTTGTCGTGAATGACCCAGATGCACCGATGTTTTTAAATGCCATTGTGCCAAGGCCGCTAACTGCAATAGTGATTGCTCCTGCTGAGTTGGTGATGGTAATGTTTGCGCCCTGCGTCAGTGTGGCCTTGGTCAAGGTGTTGCCTGTGGTATTCCCAATCAGCAGTTGGCCATCGGTGTATGTAGTTTGACCCGTGCCGCCCCTGAGAACGGAAAGCTGTCCTGCCCATGCAAGGGTGAGCGATACCGCTGCCAGCAGAGCATTGGCTGGATCGCCGCCCAGCGTAAGCGTTACGTTAGTGTCGTCTGTCTTGGTGAGGGCTTCCGCTGGAATATCTGATTGAACAAGCGCTCGAAAAACTGGTGGTGCTGCGCCGCCGCTTTCTGGGCCTGCGTAGACCTGGCCAGCAGTAACATTCTGATTAGCGATTTCGTTTAAGGTAGCAAATAACAACTCGAACTGTCTGATTTGCTGCTGGTCGCCAAGAAACACCGCAAGCTGGTCACGGGTTAAATTTAACTTGCGGGATTGGGTAGCCATTAGTACGCCAGTGGCTCAATCTGAGCTTCAAGTCTGATGAATGAGATGTGGGCATCGCTATCCCCACGGAATCGCTGAATGCGCCAGTTGCGCATATGCCCTTGCTGGAACCATGCCAGGCGTTTGTTGGACCCTATCGTTCCCACGCTGATGCTGCGGTCTTGGCTGTAGGCCTTGCCGTCCACGCTGTAGCTGGTGCTGATTTGTGGGTTCTTTCCTAGAGCCACGCTGCCGGTAAGACTAACCAACTCAAGTTCGTTAAAGATTGCGCCGTTGCTTTCGTTGTAGACAATGAGCGTGCCAAATTCCCAGCGCACTTGCTCGCCCCAGTGGTGGCCGGTGTCTTGCACTAAATAGCCGATGGATGTTGATTGAGGGTCTCCCACGAGCCATTTGTCATACGCCCAAACGATGTTTCGTGCGCGGTACTGGGCAAAGCCTGACAAAGTGGTGGTCAGGGTGAACCAAACTTGCTCACCCAATGCCTCTGATGCAGATGCGTCATAGACCACGGTGCGGTCTGGAAGGTGGACGTATAAGTGCTGGTGGTTCTTGTCGTTTCTGGCCTCGAGATTGACCAGGGCAAGTTGCGCCTCGGTGTAGGTCAACAATAGATTGTCAATTTCCTGCGTACTAATTTTCTGAGTCGTTGCGGCTGCGCCAACGTAAATTCCTGGGGCTTCATTGCGGCCACCGCCCAAAAACGCAATGCGCTGAATAAAGACGCAGCATCCTTGCGTGCCAATAACGCCCTTTTGAATCTGCGCCCCATCTATCCTGGCAAAGGGAAACAGATCACCGCCCACGTTGTCAAACACCTCAATGGTGTTTCGGTTCAGCGCATAGATTTCGTTTCGCAGCTTTAGCAGAGCAACCACAGGGTCTGGGTCAACCTCTGAACTTCCGTATTTCAGCGGGTTTACTACAAACGGATCGGACAACTCGGTGACAATCAGGAACTCGCCATCGGTTGTCATAAAGTAACCGTCCACCCAAACCACATCAAGAACGATGCCCAAGTCTGGGTCAGTCACTTGAGTTAGCGTTGTGCCGTCCCAATAATACAAGCGCCCACCCGATGCAATGGCCAGCAGGTCAAAACTGTAATCAAACGTCACCAGTTCAGTAATTGGGCCACCTACATCGCCAAGAATAGTCACTGCGCCTGCGCTGTCAATCTCTACCAACTCAGTTCCCATGACCCGATATAAACTGTCCTCCCAGTTAATACCGCCGCGGTCAATCCCTGGGCCTGTTCCGTTGGCCACAATGCCATCCCCTGGGCGTAAGAATCCATTGCTGATGCCTGACTTCTTTGGCACTGGAACAAGGTTCACCGGATAACTGGTGCGCAGTTCTGGCGTATTGTCAGCAAATATTCCGTTCAAGATTGGGACTTGCATTTACTTTGCCTTATTCCTTGCGGAGATTTTCTTTGCCTTGGCTTGTGCGTCAGCCTTTGAAGATGCTCCCCACGCCCTCAAACTCAACAGCAGGCGGGTAGGCTCCCCGTCTTTGTATTCAGGCCCAGAATTGCCCCCCATACGGGCTAGAAACGATGCTCTTCGCGGATTGTCTCCAGACTTGACCGGAGGCTTTAGGTTCATGCCCTCGGCCTTGGCAGCGGCGCGACCTTTGGCGTTCAAACCGCCTTTAGGGTTCTGGCCTTCTTTTCTGGCAAAGGCTGGCGTTTTCATCTAAACCCCTTAATCTTTTCGGCAACTTTCTTGGGCTGCTTGGCAAACTGCTTTCCTGCCTTTGTAGCCTCACGCTTGGCCCTTGTGGTTGCTGCATACTCAGCCGCTGACAAGGATTTGATGGCCTTCTCTGGCAGATAACGCTCTCCCGTTTCAGAAGATGGCTTGCCGCTTTTAGTTGTCCACCGTTGGGCTGTCCAATCCTTCAGGCTTTTTTGCGGTGCTTTCATTTATAGCCACCACCCTTTTTCTTGTATTCCACTGCCAACAGTTGTGCTTTTCTGGCTGACCATTCGCCAGGGTCGCCGCCCTTTGTCCCTGCCTTGATTTTCTCAAACAGGGCTTTGCGCATGGTTGGCTTTGTGTAGTTCCCAGCCGCATTAACTGTGGATTTGGGCTTGGTAGCCATTACGCACTCACGGCCTTGATTACGGCAAAGGCAATAACAATGGCTTCAGACAAAGACCCTAAAGAAACATTGCGCACGTTAATGCTTGCTGACCCTGCTGCCGATTGAGCATCCAATACATACGAACCAGCAGTACCACCGCTGATGTGATTCATTATCAAAATATCGCCAGCTTCAATAACGGCGTTTGTCAAAGTGAAACTGACAGTTGTTGATGCAGCTAATGCAGCATTGTTTAATGTAATTTGACCAGTAGACCTGCTCAATGTTACGGCTGTTGCTTTGCTAGTGAGTTGCGTTACAACGCCACCAGCGCCAGTTGCGTACCCTTGCTTACCAGTGCCACTAATAACTTGATTGCCAGTGGTTGACAGGCTTGTTCCTGTAGCCGCACCGATTACAGGCGTTATCAGGGTTGGGCTGGTTGCAAACACAAGCAGACCCGTTCCGGTCTCGTCTGTCATTGCTGCCAGTAGATTTGCACTTGATGGCGTTGCCAAAAAAGTTTGTATGCCTGCTGCGTAAACCGTCTCGGCATTGATCTGATACCAACTATTTGTTGGCTGATAAAACCTGATAGATGTTGCAGTCCCTGCTGCTAATGAAGTCACGCCACCATAAATTGCTGAAGCGCCATTTAGGGCAATTGTCAACGAGGTGATTTCCTGCGTTGTGGTGATCAAAACCGTAGTTCCATCAGGTACGCCCGTGTTTAGCGGCAAGGTGATCGTTCCGGTTGCCAGCGTTCCCGCGGGTTGCAATAGCATCCATTGGTCATTGCTGACCGGAGTAGGCACGGTGATATTGAAACCGTTGGCAGGCACAAACAAATTTACTGCCAGCGTAGGCGATGCAAAACTCTGCTGGAAGAACGTCAACAAACTGCCGATTGATGTGCGCCTCGCATCCCCGTTGTTGGGCGAGTAAACAGGTAACTGATCGCCGCTGGAAATCGTGCTGAGTACGGGTAACTGGTTGATGGTTGGCATGATTGTCCTTAGTAGTATTCAATAGGCCCATCAGGGCCAGCATTGACTGGGTTAGCAGGTGGCCTGACATACGGATTGTCGTACACCCTCCACGGTTTGTTGCCTGCGCCTGACGGCATTGTTCCAGGAAGTTGCTGTTCCAGCGGGAATGTGGCTCGTTGCAGAAGAATGTCGTAACCCTGTTTTGCAGTGGTCTTGGTTTCCGTCATCACTTGTTTGCCGTAACTTGGCGCCAGCCTAATTGCCAAGCTGCAAATGATGGCTTCGTAAGCTGAATCAGGAACTAGCGTTTCCTCGTCCAGATCGCTGTCCTGTGGGCTAGATGGCAATGGATAACCAAGGCGTATGCCCTTGGCGTTCCAGTCGGCCATCATTGCATCTAAGCGCCGCAGGGCAGACTGCAATTGCTCTGGCTGTAAATCAAAAACGTAAGAGGCAAGACCGATTTCTTCAAAGGCTGCGCTTATGAATTGTCGTTTTGTGTAACCCATTGCAGTTCCTCAATGTGTTTTAGCAGTGTCGCATCTGACCAGCGTTTGTCAACCTTCAATCCAATCGCCTCGGCCTGCTGCAACATCTCTTCTCGGGTTACTGGGCTTTCGTCCACAGGGATGTCAAAAACTTCAACAACAACTTCGGACAAGACTTTACGCCGGCCAATTGGAGATGGACAAATCTTTTTTGTTGCTTTGCGTTCTATGGCCTGCGCCTTTTTCAGCTTGCGCTTTTGCAGCCGCAGCTCCTTCCACGGGGCAAGAGCTTTGGTCTTGACGATTGCGGCTGACTTAATCATTTCTTTTTCATTGTCTTAGCGGCTGGCTTTTTCATCATTCCATACGCCATCGCAACAGCTTGCTTTTGGGGCTTGCCTGCTTTCATTTCTTTTTTAATAACGTCCGACATTTTTTTGTCGCTCTTACCCATTGTGTGTCCTGGCATTTTTAGCTCCATGTAGAACAGGCCAACATCTCTGCTGGCCTGCTGGTTGATTAACCTATGCGATAAACAATGAAGGTGTCTGCTGCTGTCTTGCGAGCACGGAAACGTGCGGCTGAACCAGACGTTGCAGCAGTTGCAGCAGAGCCAACAATGGTCACACCTGTGTTGACCGTGATGGTTAAAGCAAATGCAGCCAATGTAAGAACGGTAAAGTCAAAACTTTGGTTAACAGCCCATTCGGTTGCCAGATCAAGGTTTTCACCTGTTGGCAATTGAATGCTGCGGGTAGTGGTCGGGGTTGCGGTAACAATACCACTCAGCACATCTGACGCTGTGGCAATCATCGACGCACCGTCAGTTACGTTGCCTGTCGCACGCTGAATTTGCCAGTTTCCATCGTCAGTGATTAACGGAGAAACGCCGACTGCGTAAAGCGCACCCGATGCACCGGCCTGGATGGTCACGATAGTGGCATTGGTGAATGCGTCCGAGACAAAGGTGGTGTTATCAACTACGGTCAACAGGTCTTGTGATTCAGGGAAATTGGGGAAACCAACTTCTTGGAACACGCTTGCTGCTGAGTAGGCTTGGACAGCGATTTTCTCGCCTGCTGGCACGGTAACGGTGGCCGTACCTTGTGCAAAAACTACGTTATAGCTCATGATGACTCCTTATGGGACTTGGTTGAACAACAGGATGCCGGACATCTCTGGTTGCTTATTGACAACGCCAAACAGGGTATCCAAACGATACTTTGTTTTCATGGTGTTGACATCGTATTGTTTCTGCATGACCAGTTCAATGCCCTGATCTGTCGAGGCGCGCATCACTGCGACACCAGCATCAGAAGGCACAGCGTAACGACCAGGGAGAATCTCGAGCGCATCTTTCTGCCAGAAGCAGTTGATCGGTGCGGCATCGACGTTGAGGCGGTTTATGGTACGACCAGCGGCTGCTGTCACGATACAGTTTTGATACTGCAACTCGGCATCGGTTCCACCTTGTGCGGAAATAATGGGAGGTGTGATAACGCAAGTGGTGGAAGTAGTTACGCTCACAACACGGAAGGTCTTGGAGAATCCAGTACCTTGCTTGGTGATGTGATGCACGGCCTCAACGCCTTCGATCTCAATCGCGGTTCCTGCGGGGAGGTTGGTGGTGCTGGACACGGTAATCGTTTGGAAACGATTGTCCACGTTGGCAGTTTCGCCGGTGGCCGCAGTCGAGGTAGCAACAGGAACATAGTAGTTGTTTGCCCCAACCAGAGTGCTCATTGTCGGGTCAGAGCCAGTGGCCGCAGCGATGCGGTTTGCATAGTCCAGTTTGTAGGTTTCAAAACCTGCAACCATGCCGACATAAGAACGCTCAAACGCATTGTTTGACTTGTTACCCGAGAAACTACGCGAGACAGACGCGCCTCCACCACCACCAGCAATGTTTCCAGCGATGCCGTTGTAGTCGCGTGAGGACAGGGCCAGGTAACGGTCAAAGGCTTGTACGCCTTGCTCGTTCATGATCGAGTCACACAAAGCGATGTCGTCGTAATCACCAGCTGCTGTGCTAACAGTGACCACCAGCGAACCGAGATTAGCCGCAGTGTTCATGATAGCGATGTTGATGTCGGATGCCAGTTTCTGCTTTGCAGCTTCGCCCAAACGACCTTCTTGCAGAGCATCACGCAACTCAAGTGCGTCTAAGATAAACGGCACGGACTTTTGGAAGCCGAGCGTTGCAGGGACTGACAACTGGGTGTAGGCCGTGAAGTTGTCAGTTTGGTCCATGCCGTCAAAGCTCTGGGCGATGTACGGTTGGGGGCGATAGATAACGTTGTTGGTGCGTTCCATCATCGAGCCATCGGTGTTGTAGATGGACACGTTGCGGGACAAAA